ATTTAATCTGTTTCCAGCACTATTAAAAAATTGAGTTGTGTCATTTTCATTTTCTTCATCTTTAGTTGTATGCCATATAAACCTTTGCAAATAAGTGCTACCCTCTCCTCTAATTTCCCAATTTAATTCAGCTCCTCCATCGCTATATTGATGTGGCTCTGTTCCATCTGTTTCATTAGAAAAAACAACATTATTTAAATAATTTAAAGCATCGTATCTTTCATTTATTTCTGCTGAATCTTGATTTGCTGCAACAAGTAAATTAGGAGGAGTACACAATGCATTATCTCTTATTTTGTAACCTTTTTCTTGTTGGGAATAGCTAACTTTTTTTCTATTAGAATAATATAGTAATTTGCTTCTATTTCCTGATTTAAAATTAGCATCAGATATTTTTAACATTCCATTAATATATGTATATATTGGAGCAAGTTTTCCTGAACCAAATGTAATTAAACTTCCTACCCATTTAGTAGTATTTTCAGAATAAATCATAATTTCAGATTCATTAGCTCCATTTGAATTTAAAAATATTAAATTATCTGATTCTGTTTGAGTTGTTAAACTAATTCCTGCAAAATATACAGTTTGATTATCAACACTTCCTGTTGCTCCATTTTGAAAACCAAAACTTCCTCCATTTAAATTTAGTACCCAATCTGTTGCATCATTATATTCTGAAGGAATTTTAAAATTAAATTGATATTTATTCCATCCTAAAATATCATCACTATATGGATTACCTATTCTAGATTTATTTGCCATTGATAATAAATCTGGGAATGATTTTTTTAAAGATATTCCGTCTAATCTAATATTAGTGCTAGCTGCTTGTGGAGCAAAAGCTACGGTTATTTTTATATCGTTTCCAGAATTATTTGGTGCAAAAAATTTATGAGGCTTAGGAATTGAATTAGTATTTGTTTCTCCAATATATTTATAAGTTGTTAAAGCTCCTGTATGTTGCAAAGTTTGCCAAGGAGTAATATATGAAGCTGTGTACAAAACGTCATTATCAGCTATATTGGAAGCTGTTCCTGCTGCAAACCTTATTTCAGTATTACTATTAACTGCGGTGCAAACTCCTAAAACTGTGCCATCAGATTTACATATAATTTTATTTTTTAATAATGTATCAGTTGCCGCAGATGCAGCACCACTACCATTATCAACTGTTAAAACAACATCTCCATCGCTTTGAGATTTTGCTTCTGCTGCATAAACAGCTGTATTTCTTAAATTTGTTCTATCTATTATAGCATAATTCATTCCGCTTGCACTTGTTGAATATGCAAAAAACAATTCATACCATTGACTATCAGGAATTGTAATTTCTTGATATAAAAAACAATTAGGAACAAATGATGGAGCTATTAATCCAGTATCTCCAGTTGACCAATCCCAATAAGAATTTTCCCAGGCAAAAGCACTACCTGATGCCATATTTAATGTAGCACCCTCATTATTAGTACCTGCTCCAAAATAATTAGTACCGCTTATATATGAATAAGTTATTACATTATTTGTATTATGAGCAAACCCGTCATATGCAAGCCAATCAGTTGGAGGGTCGTATGTATCACTATATCCTAAAGAACCTCCATCAAAAGCACCTGTTTCATAATCTCCATTTGTAATATAATTTTTTGTAAGGTCATCAGCATACTCATAAGCAGGGCTTCCTCCATCTGTCCCGCTTAAAAATAATATTCCATTTTGAGTTTGAGACAAATGCAACCCTGTATTAGTTCCATCTGTAACTGTGTTTGAATATAATTGAACAAAAGGAACTCTTTCAAGTTCATTTGTGCTGCTTCCATCGTGAACAGCATTTGATATGTATCCATAATATCTTGAAGCTGCTTTACAATAAAATGATAATGTGTAATCAATACCTGCTTTTAAAGTAGTAGCTCCAATATCTGTTGAATCTGTTGTAAAATCAGAACCTGTTGTTTTTGCATTATAAGTAATATGCCCTAAATCTTTTGATAATTCATCTGTAATATCGCTTACTTTTGTTCTTAAAAAATAAGAATCACTATAATCAGGATTATAAGATTCAGTATCATCGTATGGAAAATCTGTTCCTCCTTTGTCTACATAGTTAGTAGAACCACTATCACCAAAAGTAGAACCATCTCCACACCAATTAAATATTTTATAAAACTCAGTACCATTAGTTAATGGGTCTGCACTAAATGCTGAATCTAATGTTGCAACTTGTGTATCTGCAGCATATGCTGTAATCCTTCTAGTTTCTCCTTGTGGAGCTGCTCCATCAGCTGTTTTATATATAGTAATGGTTTTGTTTTTATAAAAATGTTCTGCATCATGATTTGTACTTGAATTATACGTAGGACTTGAAGCTAAAGTTATTGAAGGAGTTCCTGATGCATATCCAGCTACAGCTCCTTCTTCAAATGCAAAATTTAAATTACCTTCAATTAATTCTCCACCTACATCTGCAGATGTTGCAAATAATCCATATCCAGCTTGTTGATTAGTTACATCAATTGGTAAATTTTGAAGATAATACTCTCCTCCTCCTGCAACTCTAATAACACCATCTTTATCTGTAACTGCATTCCAATTTTGCACAAATTGATTATCTTCAATGTCTCGTGCATCAGAAAGAGAGTTTACACCACCTTTAAAATTATCTACTTTTAATACTTGTTTAGGCATTAGATTCGTGGAAAGCTTTTCTTACTTCAGCCCATATTTTATTGTCAAGTTTATTTTCGCTTCTTAATACAAGCCAATCTCCTAACTGCAATAATATTGCAATCATTACTTTTTGACTTAATAATTTAGTAGCTATTGCACCTAATATCTTGCCCATTTACTTATCTCCTTTTTTGGTTGGTACTTCTTTTCTTGTTGCTTTACATTTACATTCTAAACATATCCAATCTGCTTGAGGATGTGCCATTTTTTCTAATTTTGTAATTCTAGCATCATGATTACTTGCAATACGTTTATCGTCTGCTTTTTCAATAGCATCCATAATTTTACCTATAACTGCTTTTACTATAATTGCTTGTATCATTTTTCATCCTTATATAACATATATCCTAAACAAAATGTTGTAAAAAATCCTGCCATAAAATAAAGTAAATCTCTAAAATGCTCTATCATTGCAGTATTCCTACTAAACTTATTGCTATTGTCAATACAGTAACCATTGTAATGCCTACAGCTTTATGAGCAGATAAACTATTTTCAGCAGCTCTTAAACGTCCATTCATTAATTCAAGATGTCTAACAACTTCATCAACTCTTTCTTTTATATGCCCTACATCTCCTGATATTGTAGTTAGATGCAACGTTATATCTGTTTCAAAATCTTTAGTATTTTTTATTTTCATTGCGTTCCTGCATTCTCATAAATTTGTCCTTTAAACCATTGCCACTTAACTCGGCTATTATAGTAACTAATGTTTTAAAGCTATTTTCGATACCTTTTTGCTCTAATTGTTGTCGTTTGGAGTTATCTATTAGTTTTATAATAATTCCTTCAACACGAGTAAAAGATTCTCTTAGTTCTTTTTGTAGTTCATCTTGAATAAATTTATTTTGTTTTTGAATGAATATCCAAAAGGCTACTGCTACAACTAAGGGGATTCCGTATCTTTCTAATATAACTAGCCAATCCATTGGTTATCCTTTTATTACTTGACCCCACAATGAGGTTTTTCCATTTATTATTTCAACAACTTCAACTTTATAGTCTCCGTTTTTAAAAAAATCTATTATAGCAAATGCGTGATTCCAGTTAGTTAATCTACCACTAAGCCAATCTTCATCTGCTTCTATATCTTTTAAACATCCTAAACTCCATGCACTTATAGTTCCACCTGCATTAGTTTTAGTATGTCTTTGTAAATCATGGGTGTGTCCATACATAATACTTTCACCGTATACATCTAAGTGTTTAAAAGAATGGTACTTAGATACAAACTTACCATGAGTAAAATTAAGCTTTCCAATTTTTAATAGTTTTTTTCTATTGTAGGGATGATATTCATACCCTCTTTTTTCTATATTTAAAGCATTTTCTGTTTTGTATTGTTGTAAATAAGGATATCTTATTACAAATTTATCAAGCCAAACTTCATGATTTCCTTGAACAAAATGTCTTTCTTTACAATTTACTTTATCAAGAGATTTGTCTATTATGTCCATTCCCTTGTTTACATCTTTTACATCTTTATTTAATAAAGGAATTAAATCCTCCATTGGTTTTGCACTTCTTCCTTTCCAATAATGCGAACTAAAGTGCTCCCATTCACCAGTATCACCTAAATCAATATAAATGTCTGGTTTTACAATTTCTATGGCCTTACAAACGATTTTTATGGCCTTTTTATCGTGTATAGGAAAGTGTTTATCAGGAGTAACAATAGCTCTCCTAACAACACTTTGTTGTTTATTTGTCATACTTACCTCTATTTCAAAAAACTATTTTATAATCTAGGAACTGATAAAGTTCTTACTCCGCTTTTTCTTAATGGATATTGATGTACCATTTTTTCATACATTGCTCTAAAATATTGAGCTCTTTGTAAATCTCCTCCATCTTCAAACATTCTAGCTTTTATATAACATACAACAGCTGGATGTAAACCTGAATCTAATCCTGCAGTTGTTTTTAAATCTTCTGTAACTGCATCAATTGTTGCATATTTTGATTTATATGTGATTCTTATACCAGCTGAGACATCAGCTCCTTGATATGTATCATATTTTTCTTGTGTTTTTTCTGTTGAAGAAGAACTAGTATCTTGGCATAAAATAGCTAATCTTTCATCATCATTATACCAAGCAAAATAATCATTTGGGTATGTTCTTTTATTTGTTGCCATATAATTCTCCTATGTTAACGAATCATTTGTTGTATCGCTATCTGAGCCCATGCTAGTAACAATCCCATCAGAATCTCCTCTTAATATTTTATGAGGGTCTGCAAGTTTTGGTATCATAACGTATCTATCATTAGTATCTTTAATTTCAACTCTATCTATTTGCACAACATCATCATGAAGTGTATACCATCTGTCATAACCAATTAAATTTGTTGTTTTAGATTCTGTATTGTTTCTTTTATTTGCAGCAATATCATCAAGTGCATCATTAATTAATTGAAACATATATTGCTCAGGCTGTCTGCCAAATAATTTTTCAATTTGTTCTATAATATTTTTTGCTGTCATTATCTAGCTCCTTGTTCTTGTTGTTTAGGCATTCCTTGAGCTATTAACATTTGTATGCCTTTATCGTAATCTTGTTTTAATGTTGATATAATTGGAGCAAATAATTCGGGGTCTTCTTCGCTAATCATTAAAGATTCAGCTACTTTAATAGCTGCATATAAAACAACTAAATATTCAGCTTCATCTGGAAAGTTAACAATAGACGAAACAGCTGATACGTCAACAGTTGGAAATGCTACATGATGTACTCTTGCAGGTTGATTTGCAGTTGGATTAGGTTTTACAAATAATTTTGGGTCTCCTCCAGTATCACTTTCAATCCAATATACAGGGTCAGTTGCACTTGCTTTATGCAAACTGCTTGAATCTTCTGTTGAACCTCCATAAATTGGATTAATTTCTCTACATCCTATTTGATAACCATCATCAGCATTTTCACGAGTAACATGAAATATTTTTCCAGTTGCATCTAAATCCATAGGAGTAGAAGAAGTTAATGAAGTTATTGTAGCACATTCTATTTTTAATTCTCTGGGAAGGATGTTAATGATTTCTTTAACTGCATCTGTTGCAAAACCATCCATTGCTGTTTGGTTGTCAGAGTTATCAATAAATTCTGATGTATTTACTAAATCTAATATTTGTACATCAAAATTAGCCATTATCTTTTACCTTTGTTCATTGCCTTAATTGATTCATCAACTGTTGTTGAATTAAATTCAATTTTTGTTTGTCCGCTCCAAGTTGTTCTCATATTTATATGGTCTGATACTTTTCCTGTAGTTCCAAACACATTTCCACATTCACATTGTTTAGTTGTGTTTTTTGGTACTTCGGTTTTTCTTGAACACTTACTGCAGTAATATATTCTCATTATTTTCCTACTTTTTTTATAGCTTTTTTATGAGCAGCACTAAAAGTTTTTCCAGCCATCATATCTTTTTTCATTGAACTCATATGTTTTTTTGTATGATGTTTTGAATGTTTTTTTAAAGTTTTTTCTTGTCTTTTTGTAAGTCCACCATCTTTATATTTTGGCATTTTACCACCATCTTCCATATATCCCATTTTATTTCTTACTTTTTTAGGCAATTTAGATAAACCTGGATTTTTTTCTGCGTCAACAGCTTTCATTGCTTTTCCGCCTTCTTCATATTTTTTCATTCCAGTCATGCCGCCATGTCTGTATTTCATTTTCATTTTACCACCGCCCATCATCATAGGCCTTTCCATTCCTATCATATTATATCCAGTTTTACCACCACCTGCATACATTTGTTCGCTTCTTTGAGCTCCGTCTACTACTACATAATTAGGATTTTCTGAAGCTAATTTATCAGCTGCTTTTTCCCCTTTATCATCATAAGACATTTCAGCTACAACTTCTCCTGTCATTCTATTTTTTACTTTTGGCATTATTTTTTACTCCTTTTCCTTGCGTCAGTTGTTGGATAATTGTAATC